CCGTCTCGTGGGCTCGGAGATGTGTATAAGAGACAGTCATTACAAACTGTGAGCGAAAATAGACGGGAGTACCGAAAGGGAAAGCAAGAATATTACATAACACTGGGAACGGATAAGGGAGATTGGGATTGCAAGAGTGCATAGATACTTAAACAGCCACCCAGGGCTCACAAGAAAGGATTGAGAGTATGAGTTATATCGAGAAAGTAAACAAGGAAATTGAGAGACAGACAAAAGAGTACGGTATCACACCTGCAACAGCAATTTACAATATGGCAATGAATGCGGGGATCAGCAATTTCAATCCTGCAAAGGCAACCGAGACAGAGTTAATGGTTATCGCAAGAGCGATTTAAGAGAGAAAGCGAGGGCATAGGTTATGACAAATAGACAGATCGACAACAGAATTAAAAAGCTCCAGGAATTAGAGAGACAGAGAAAAGAGATTGAGCAAAAAGAAAACGAACTGAAAGCGGAAATTAAGAGAGACCTCGAAAGCAAGGACATCGAAGAATTACAGACCGGCAACTTCATAGTCCGGTGGAAAACAATCATCAGCAATTCACTTGACAGCAAGGCATTAAAAACAGCGTTTCCGGAACTGTGCGAACAGTTTACGAAACCGACAAAGAGCAAACGCTTCACGATAGCATAAGGCAACCGGCACCGCCCCCGAAAGGGGGAACGGGCCATAACCCATAAATGGGAGAGATTGCCACAGAGCTATCCTCCCACACAGAAATTATAGCGACAGATCAGCGAACGGGAGGAAAAGCGAATGAGTAAAGCAATCAAGACCACAGAGACAATGGAACAGTTATTTGAAAACTACAAAGCAAGCGTGAATGAGGAATCAGCATTGACACCGGAACAGAGCGAGACATTGACCGCCCTGGAAAGTATAACGGATCAGGTTCATACAGACAGCGAATACGTGACCTATCAGAGAACCTACGACAAAGCTATTGCATACGCAAGAGCGTCTGAAAAGGCCGGCTTTGTGCTCGGTTTCAAAATGGCTATGAATTTAATGAGCGAGTGCCTGGGATAATGTCCCCGGCATTTCGCCGGAAAGGACAAAATATGGCAAAGAACAGAAAAGACAACCGCGGGAGAGTGCTACCGCCTAATGTAAGTCAGAAATCAGACCTACGGTACATTTGGAGAAAAATGATAAATGGTACCCAGTATGTTCTTACGGATAATGACTTGAACGAACTGAAAAAGAAAATCATTACAAAGGAATCACAGCTACAGAATGGTATCTACAGCGACATTCCGAAAGCCACGCTCAATGAATGGTTTGAGAAATGGATGGATATATACAAGAGCAATTTGAAACTTACGACCAGGGAATTATATACCAGGTATTGGAATAACTACGTGAGAGAAAGCAATATTGGCGATATGCGTATTGACCGGATCAAGCGAGTGCATATCGTGGAATTGTACAAGGAACTGCTCGAAAATAAGGAACTGGCAACAGCGACAGTACATACCCTGCACGTAATCATATATGGGTGTTTCGAGGATTTAGTCCAGGACAACGCCCTGCAAAGCAACCCGGCCAAGAAAGCATTTTCAAGGATAGGGAAAAGACCGGCTAAGAAAAGGGAACCTCTCACGGTTAAGCAACAGGAAAATTTCATCACGTTTGTTTCAGAGTCTCCGACATACCGTGTGTATCTGCCTATGTTCTCATTCTTCCTCGGAACCGGGGTTAGAGTGTCTGAGCTAATGGGATTGACCTGGAAAGACATTGACCTATTCCAGGGTTCGGTCAGCATCAACCACGCTATGCACTACACGAATGTAAACGGCAAAATGACATATCATGTAACTACGCCAAAGAGTGAGAGCGGGAACAGGGACATACCTCTGCTTATGGACCTTAGAAAGCAACTCGTGCATCTGAGAGACATTGACAATTTGACCGGCTCACATGGTACCGCTACGATTGACGGATATACGGACTTCGTGTTTCATACATCAAAGGGAATGCCCTACTCGATAGCCAGTATCAATCAGATTATTGCCAGGATTGTAAAGCGATATAATCAGCAAGAAACTGAGACTGCAGGAAAGGAAAACAGAGATCCCGAACTACTACCGGTATTTTCTCCGCACATTCTCCGACATACATTTTGTACAAGGTTTTGCGAAAACGAAACAAATGTCAAGGTCATTCAAGAGATTATGGGACATAGAGATATTTCAACGACAATGGATATTTACAGCCATGTGACAAAGGAAAAGTCAACAGAAATTATGAACGACCTGGGAAATAAGATCAAGATATGCTAACTCCATAACAGCTATTCACATATGAGAGCCTGCACCAATGCCATGAGCAAAGGTACCGGCTCTCTTTCTTCGTGCAAATTTCGGTACAAATTCAAGTACACATAAAGGACAATAACAAATCAAGATAAATGATAAATACCCCGGCACTCCGCAAGAAAAGTCTATAAGGACAGTAAAGGATAAAGATAAATCCTACCTACTGGAAATTTGGGATATATGCTACGCACTGCAGGCAAGCCTCTGTTCGATTCTGAATGACGAGGAGCTGGATAGCACCGGCGCAGCAACAGCGATGAATGAGAGCCTTGACGAGTTCACTGCAGTAGTGAAGGAAGCGATTAGCAACTGGTCCGGCGGAAAGGTAATCAACATCGTAAAGAGTGACGAGGTGACGGAGAGTGACCTGGCAATGATGAAGTCTGCGGCTGCAAGGCTGAATGACAACATCGAGAAGGCACAGACCGCCGCTGGAAAGCCTGCCGGAGAAGGAGACGATCCGGAGGTAGACACAGAGGACAAAAAGGACCAGGGCAAAAAGAAACAGTCGAAAGGAGACAACGAAGATATGAAGATCGACAAGAGCAAAATGACACAGGCTGAGCTTCTCATTCTCGAAGATATTGAGAAGAGATACGGCGTGGCAGACGACCCGGCTCAGACAGAGCAGACTCCGGAGGGAAAACCTGCGGTAACAAAGTCTGTTGAGAAGCCTGAGCAGAACCAGGAAACACCTGCAGATGGCGAGGACATCTACAAGGGACTCAATCCTGCTGTTAAGGCAGAAATCGAAGCACTCAGAAAGTTCCGTGAGGATGCTGAGAACAGAGAACTTGAAGCCGTAGCAGGCAAGTATGAAATCATCGGCAAGAAGAAAGAGGAGCTTGTACCTATGCTCAAATCTCTCAGAGCTACCGGTGGAACTGCATACAACGATATGATCGCCGTTCTTGATGCCACCGTGGAAGCGGTCAACAAGTCCGGCGTTTTTTCCGAGGTAGGCAAGTCTGGCCACGGCTCTGTGCACGTAAGTGATGCAGAGGGCAAGATCGAAGGTATCGCCAAGAGCTATATGCAGAAAGAACCTTCCATGAGCTATACGGATGCGCTGGCTAAGGCTTGGGAAGATAACCCGGACCTTATGGACGCATACGACGCTGAGGAAGGATTTTAAGGAAGGAGGAAAAGACCATGGCAAAGAGAAACTTCAACGGCTCACAGATTAACCAGTCTGTGACAATCGCAGAGCAGGCCGGTGCTGCTATCGACGATGTGAGAAACCTCATTCTCAAATATGACGAGAATGGAGATGTAGTCGTAGCAACCGACGGCACAGCACCTATCGTAGGCATTGCAATTATTGAGGCAGGCTATAACGACATCTCCGGAGCAGAGTCCGGAAAAGTTGCAAAGGGCGACCAGGTAGATGTTCAGATTAAGGACATCGGCTACATTCTTGCTGGCGGAGCCATCAAGAAGGGCGAAGAGGTAACTGCAACCGCAGGAAAAGCAACAAAGGCAGCTGACGGAGATTATGTGATCGGCGTGGCGCTCAGCAATGCAGCGGAGAATGACTATGTTAGAGTTCAGATTTCCAAGTATCAGAAGAATGCCGCAAAATAAAGAAGGAGGAAATGGTAAATGAAAAGAACAACAAAAAGCATCCAGGCAGAAATTGCAAAGGGTGCATTTAGACCGCACACAGCGCTTTCAACAATGGCGCTGGCTTACTATCAGCAGGAAACAACATCTTTTGCAAAGAATATGTTTCCTGTTTGCCCGGTGCAGCTGTCCTCTGACAATTACTATGTATTTGATAAAGAGGATTTGTTACGTGATAACTGGAATAGAAAACCGGCATACGGTTCAGTTGACCCGGCAGTAATCTCAGAGCATACAGAGAACTATGCCTGCCACGTAGATCAGATGATTATGGGTATTGATAATATCCGTCAGACAGACCTTAATCGCAGACAGGGACCTCGCACCAAAGACCCGCGCCAGCAGAGAACTAAGGTGATTGCAACACAGGCAAACATCCACCAGGATGCAGAGTTTTCAAAATCATTCATGCGCAAAGGAGTATGGAAAAACGAGGCAACAGGCACCGATTCCGTGTCTGTTACATCCGGACAGTTTATCAAGTTCAGCAACGGTAACAGTGACCCGATCGCTTTCTTCCAGAACAAAATGACTGAGATCAATGAGGAAACCGGCCGCACCCCTAACAGACTTGGATTGGGTGTAAACGTCTACAATGCGTTAAAAGAGCACCCGGCAATCCTCGAGAGGGTAAAATACGGCGGTTCTACTCCTAACCCGGCAAAGGTAAATCTTAACGTACTGGCACAGCTCTTTGAAATTGACAGAATTGTTCTCGACAGAACCGTTCAGAACAAAGCTGGATTAGGACAGAATGCAGATATGGGATATATCGGGGATCCGAACTCATTCCTGTTAGCATACGCGACAGACACACCTTCCATCGAGGAGCCTTCTGCAGGTTACATCTTCACATGGGATATGCTGGAGAATGGAATTTTGCTTCCGGTTCTGAATTATCCTGGCACACCTGGAACACATTCAGAGCTCGTTGAGGGTCTTATGGCTTACGACATGAAGAAAACCGCAGATGATCTCGCATTCTTCGGTTGCGACGCTGTATAAGGAGGTTCGCCATGAAATTGATTGCAAAGAAACGCTGCAGTTATGGCGGCAGAAAATTCTTCATTGGGGATGAAATCCCGGCAGAGCTCGTGGTAAACATCGAGAGAGAAGAAAAACTCGGCGTAATCTCAATCGCAAATGACGAAGCGGGGGTACCGGAACAGTCCGGCACCCTTTATTCGCAGGAGCAGGTGGACGAGATGATCGCCGATGCAGTCGCCAATGCAGGCAAAGGATTTACGCAGGAGCAGGTGGACGAGATGATCCAGTCCGCAGTCGCAGAGCTTGAACCGTTCGACTCCGACAATGCCGGTTTTACCGTGACAGTCAAGGGCGAGGGTGACAATGTGACGGCGGTTTCCTGCAGTGCAGAGGATATTCAGTCTGTGGTCGATGTACTGCAGATGAATGCGGACGATGGTGCAAAGGCAGTAGCCAACGTAAAGTCCGACAGCGTTCTGATTTTGCTTCACGCCTTAGACACACGCGCTACGGTCAAGAAAGCGGCTCAGAAACAGCACGACACTTTATTCTCCGCTGACGGCAATTCAAACGAATCCGTAGGCGGTAACGCAACCACAGACAGCATTACGGAGGGAGCTGATACCTAATGTCAAAAGGTGCATACACATATGAGCCGGGAAACATCACGGAGTTTGGCAAAGACCGTATGAGGTTTGAACTTGGAGACACGATGGTAGAGGGCCTGGCAGATACGACGGCATTGACCGACGAGGAGATACAAGCAGCAATCGACGCATACCCGAATAAGTGGAAGCGTGCGAAGCTGATGCTTCTTGAAAGTTTGTGCCGTCGTTTTGCGTATGAGGTCAACACAAAGACCGGTCCTCTCAGCCTGGATATGAATGGCAGGGCGAAACTTTGGAAAGAAGATTACGACAAGCTGAAAAAAGAGGTCCAGGCAGAGTCAGTGTCAGTGCCACGGTTTGGTAATGGGGTAGATGGTCCGCCTTACTTCCATACCGGAATGCACGAAAACGAGAGGGTGTGGAACGGATGATAAATGCGAGATTTATGTATTTAAGGCCGGGAAACTTATTCAAGGATTTTGTTGTCGAGTCAAATACGCAGGTTGTAACAGCAAGCGGAAGGGTAGCAAACGCCCCGAAGGGAGACGGTTCAAAGATTATCAGAGGATGTCTTGCCGAGTCCACGAAGGAACAGAAGGAATCTCATTCAACGAGAGACCGTGTTTGCACCCATACGATTGTGCAGGCAGGCAGTCCGGAAGCAAAGAAGTCCGATAAACTCATACTTGGGAATCGCACGTTTTACATCATCGACCTGGACGAGGTAGGTAGTTTGGGTATATCCACAATCTACTACGCTGAGGAAAGGAAGGATGTCAAGTGAAACTGTGGAACGATGGAAAAGCAGGGAGCGCAGGAAGTGCCATAAGGGCAACAGTCAAAGGACAGGTAGCCAAAATCAACCGGCAAGTCGTAGCCAGGGGCGTTAGGGCAGTGAATGCTATGAGAAACGCAGAGCTGGAAGTGCTAAAAGGTCAGAGAAGCGGGCGAACATATCGCAAGCCGCACAGCAAAGCGACCTACACAGCTTCGGCACCAGGAGAACCACCGGCAAGACGTACAGGAAATCTCCGTATGCACTGGAATGGCCAGGTAAAGAGCGAAGGCAGTACCGCTGGTGGCGGAGTCCAAATCATTGCAGAGCTGGAAAGCCAAGAGAAGTATGCTGGCTACCTTGAAAACGGAACGAAGAAAATGGCAGCAAGACCATTCGTAGACAAGATCAAGGAGAAGGCAACCCCGGAAATTGAGAAAATTTACAAGGAGCCGTATGGCTAAGGAGGCATGATATATGGCACTGGTAGTAGAGCAGCCGATAGCAACCTTCGATTTGAGCGAGATTGCCAGGGGCGATTTGGTCTATGGCAAGCATCGCACATGGCCGGAAGGTAAAGCCGGATTTGTAACATCAGCCACCGAGAAGGAGCTGATCGTCCAGTATCATCCGGGTATCGGCAATGTAACTAATCACTTCCGGATTTCCATTGACGAAGCAGTAGACGGTCAGTGGGAAATCCGATATTCACACGATATGTCAGAGGTTAAGACCTACGGCATTGAAGAGCAGGACACTGAGGAAGGAGCGACAGAATGAAGCTGGAAGAACTGATTCAGAAAAGGTTCGTCAGTACGGCAGCACTTGCAGAGAGGCTTACGACCTACAACGGTGTGCCTGCTGTTTTTAGTCCGGAAGCACCGGGCGACGAACAGGAAGGGTGGGGCGGTGAAACGCAGTACCCTATGGTAACTTACAACTATGACCTGCAGGCAAACGAAGAACGAAACAGCGCCGGTAGTCTTTCAGTATCGATATTCTGTCAGAATACGGCAGACACATTCCCGGAGGATATAGCACCTATCGTGAAGGAATGCCTGCGTGATGTGATCCTTCTTCCGGAAGGCGGTACACCGTATTGCTTTACTTGGGCGAGAACGGATGCGTTTACTATGGGCGAGGATGCAGGAAAAGCCGGTGTTGTAATCGGCTGCGAAGTCAGATTTGACATCCTGGAATATCCGTCTATGGAGACGTCCGATCCGGACCCAGTAATGGCGGTTGATAAGTATATCAAGGAGTTGTACCCGGAATGCCTGGTTATGGGATATGACCGGATGGAGGAGATAACCGAAGCTTCAGCGGATCAGCCGGTGGTTTACTGCAGGCTGATTTCATCTGAGAAGCAGGAAGAAACGAATACAGTAGCCTGGATGGACGGTAGAATTGCCGTCCATGTTTTATGCCCAGAAAGCACAGTGAGATTGAAGATGGCCGCAGATATTGCCAACCACCTGTCACTCGACGGAGAGGTAATTATGCTGGACCATTCGCCTATGTTCATCAAGAGACTGCAGGTGAATTACAAATCTGACTACTTGAAGGAAGGTCAGGTATTCATCACAGGTCACTATGGATTGCTTAGGTACAAGGCTAAGCCTCACGTGCTTATGGCAGATCATGGAAATTACAGTTAAGGAGGTAAAGCATGGCTAAGGAAACAGCAACTCCGGCACCTGCTGAAACAAAGGCAGAAAAGAAGCCGGAGAAAAAGGCCCCTGCAGAGTCCGTTTACACAGTAAGCGAGCTTGCAGGCAACGCAAGAAGCGTATTCGGCACAATGCAGGAATGCGTTGTAGCCGCTCTGAAAACTGACGGCAAAGCCGAGTACACAGTATCAGAGGCAAAGGAAATTGTAAGCAAGTTCTTACAGAAGGAGGTTAAGTAGAAATGGCAGGAACATTCATTTTAGGCGAAACTAAGGTGCGTCCTGGTACCTATTTCAACATTCAGAAGAAAGGCGGAAATGCAGCTGCTGGCGTTATGAATGGTGTTACCGCAGTAATCTTCCGTGCAGATTTCGGTCCTCTCAACGAGGCAATCGAGTTATCTGCAGAGGATGGCTACGAAGGAACATTCGGTACCGCACTTACTACGGACGCAATGAAAGAGGCAATCGCCGGTGGCGCAAAGACGATCATCGCCTGCAGAGTCGGTAACGGCGGCACTCAGGGCAGTATCAAGTTGCAGGACAGCGAAAGCACAGATGCAGTAAGCATCACAGCAAAATATCCCGGAGCAAAGGACTTTGTAGTAACAGTCCGTGAAAAGCTCTCAGACAGCACTCTCAAAGAGTGCATTTTTTATGCCGGTACAACAGAGTTTGAGAAGGTGGAATTTACCGCCGGAACAGACGAAGCTAATGCCCTTGTGGATGCGCTGGCGTCTTCCAAGAATTTCAAGGCAGAGGTTATCAAGTCCGGCACCGTAACATTACAGAACGTGTCTCAGTCCCAGTTTACAAAGGGAACTGATCCGCAGGTAACGAATGGGGACTACTCCAATGCGTTTAAGCAGGTAGAGGCGTATGAGTTTAACACAATCTGTGTCGATACCGAGGACACTTCGGTACATCTGCTTCTGCAGAGCTTCATCAATCGTATTTTTGATGCGGCATCTCTTACACAGGCGGTCGTTGCTGAGAAGCACACGGTAGACCTGGAAACAAGGGAAGCACACGCCGCTTCATTCAATGACGAGAAGATGCACTACGTTCTCAATGCCCATGTGAATGAGCAGGGTACGGAGATCGACGGTTATCAGACTGCAGCACGTATTGCTGGTATGATCGGCGCAGTAGCGGCAAACTCTTCGCTCACTCATACAGTAGTCAGCGGCTTCTCCGAGATCAAGGAAAAGCTGACAAACACTGAAATGATTGCTGCAGAGAAGAAAGGTTGCCTGGTACTCAGCTATAACAAGGCTAAGCAGGTGTGGATTGATAATGCAATCAATACCCTCATTACGCCGAAGGACAACCAGGACGATGGCTGGAAAAAGATTCGCCGTGTTAAGACTCGTTTCGAGCTTATCAGACGTATCAATACCACCTCTGACAACCTGGTAGGCAAGGTAGACAATGATACCAACGGTCGAGCAACTGTAATTTCTCAGCTGCAGGCAGTCGGTGATGCAATGAGAGAGGAAGGCAAGCTGGTAGCCTGCACAGTAAGCGAGAGTTCTGCTTACACAGCAGACGGAGACTCCGCATGGTTCGACATCGATGTGATCGACAAGGATTCTATGGAGCATATCTACCTCAGCTTTATTTTCCGTTTCAGCACCAATGAGTAGAAGGAGGTAAAAAGCGATGATTAGAAACGAGAGAGCCGCCGGTGATTCAAGACACGCACGTACCGGTAAGGACGGAGCGTTCTACAGCGAGGACGGCGTTTTACTTGCGACCGTTGATACGTTCACTTCCAACGTGAACTACAACAATGCTAAGTACAGTGTGCTTGGAGATGCACAGGAACATGAGACAGCCAACACATTTGCTGTCAGCCTCACGATGTCTCAGATCGTAGTAGAGGACGACCAGTTCTTTGTAGAGGTCATGGAGGCATTAGAGACTCAGATCCCGCCGCACTGGAACTTCCAGGGTTCACTTCTCGGACGTAATGGTTCTGAGGAGCGTGTGGTTTACAAGGAGTGTATTCCTTCCGGACAGATTGACATTCAGAATGTCACTGTCGGCGATGTTATCAAGAGAAACTGGAACTTCTTTGTCAACAGACCGCCTAAGTTACAGTCGTTACTCGGCGTAGACAGATAAGGAGTACCACATACGAAACCAGTAGGGGAGCCGGAGCGGTTCCCCTTTATTTAATCAAAAAGAATTGGAGGACATTCAAATGGCTAAAGAATTTGTAAAAGGCGTAACAGTAGGCGAGGCAACAGCTGAGGAGAATACTCAGCCTGCAGTAAGTACAGTGGAGACAAACGAAGAGGAAACAAAGCAGGTAATCAGAGCGAATGAGGAGGACTTCATCGCAGGTCTGATTGCGGCTGCAGATTTCGCTTCCGATGAAGAGGAAACACAGAGAATTGAGATTGTCAGAAACGGCAAGCTCGCTTTTGCATTCTCTATCAGACCTCTCGGCTCAGAGGAGTACGACAAGTGCCGTAAGAAATTTACAAAGTATGTTCGTAATAAGCAGCTCGGTATCAAGATGCCGGAGGACACAGACCGTATCAAGTACCAGTCAGCAATCATCCACAAGGCGACTATCGCAGAGGATAGAGAGAAGTTATGGGACAACAAGAAGGTATGGCAGGCGCTTGAAAGCAAAGGATTTCAGATTATGTCCGGCCTGGATGTAATCGAGTACACCCTTAAAGCGGGCGAGAAAGACCGTATTATTGATGCGATCGACACCCTCAGCGGCTACGAGAGCAACATTGAGGAAGTAGCAAAAAACTAATTGAAGCCGGGGGCAAGATGTGCTTGTTGCATCACATATTCCAAAAGACAGGAATAACCCCCGATGAATTTTACGAGAAACCGAAAGGCGTGCAGGCGTTCATGCTTGCGTCTATGCGGACAACCCTAGAATCACAGAAAGGAGGTAATGACGGTGGCGGAAACACTTAGAATCGAAATTCCTATTGAGACGGTCGATAATACCGATCCGGGAGTCTCCAATGCTACGAAGAAATTCGAGAAAATGGAACGAGCGGCCAATAGTGCGAATAGTTCAGCCAAGAAAGCGAGCGACACAGTTTCCAAGTTTGACAAGCAAGCTCAGAAAACCGAAAAGAGCCTGGCAAGCTGGGCGAAAGAAAAGTACGAAGTCCTGCTTGAAGCGAAGGAACGAATCAGTCCGGTACTCTCTACGCTGGGTAATGGGTTAAGGAGTTTTGCAGGGAAAACGTGGAGCGTTACAATGCGAGCGATTGACCTCATAACCTCCCCGGTTCGAGGGATCATAAACCTGTTGAAAAATCCGATTTTCCAAGTCGGAGCGGTCCTGGGAGTCAGTATCGGTCTGAAAGACACGATAGAGACATACAAGGACTTCGAGGCCGCAATGTCACAGGTCCAGGCTATAAGCGGAGCCACCAGCACAGAGCTTGTCAAACTGACGAATAAGGCGAAGGAAATGGGAGCAACCACGAAATTCACAGCCGAAGAGTCGGCGCAGGCGTTTAATTACATGGCGATGGCTGGATGGAAAACCGACGATATGCTGAATGGTATCGAAGGTATTCTCAGCTTGGCAGCAGCTTCCGGAGAAGATTTGGCAACGACATCCGATATTGTTACGGATGCGCTCACGGCGTTCAATATGAAAGCCGGTGATGCCGGACACTTCTCAGATGTTTTGGCGGCGGCTGCATCAAATGCGAACACGACAGTCTCCGGAATGGGCGAGACTTTCAAATATGCAGGCTCTATGGCAGGATCGCTCAGTTACTCCATAGAAGATGTTGCCCTTATGACAGGCTTAATGGCAAATACTGGAATTAAGGGAACAATGGCCGGTACGGCACTCAACTCAATATTCACGAGATTATCGACGAACACCAACGGAGCGGCTGATGCTATGAAAGACTTAGGCATCAGCTTTTTTGATTCCAACGGACAAGCCAGGGATTTATCCGATGTGATGGGTGAGTTAAGGACGGCTACGGCAGGTATGACAGCTGAGCAGAAGTCAAACCTGGCAAATACAATCGCAGGAACACAGGCACAGAAAGGTTTGCTTGCTATCTTGAATGCCTCAGAAGAGGACTATAACAAGTTGGCAGACGCCATCAACAATGCAGACGGAGCGGCAGCGAATATGTCTGAAACGATGATGGATAACCTGCAGGGTTCTATCACGTTACTGCAGAGCGCAGTAGACGGAGTGAAAATCTCATTTGGCGAGAGACTATCTCCATACGTGAGAAGCCTGGCAGACTGGCTTACCGATCAGATGCCAGCGGTTGAATCCGGTCTTGATGAAATGATGGACTGGGTAGATACAAAGGTGGACCGCATGAAGAAGAAATTCCACGACTTAACAGAGTCGGAAGAATGGAAAAACGCAGATTTCCTCGGCAAGGTGAAACTGAGCTGGGATGAATTTATTGCTGATCCGTTCAAGGAGTGGTGGGACACCAAAGGAAAAGCAAAATTTGCTGATTTCGCCGGAGACATCGGAAAAGGCATCGGCAGCGGAATTAAGATCGGCGTTATGACAATGCTCGGTATTGACATCTCGGAAACATTCGACGAGGGAACCAGTATCGGAGCGTCGTTCGCCAAAGGCTTCTCAGAGGGATTTGATTTCGATGCCGTATCTGCGAAGTTGATGGACGGACTCGGTAATTTGGTATCAAATGCGGGCAAACTGCTTCCGGGCGGTAAGTCTGCAGATTTGTCGTCTGTATTCTCAGCGGTATTGCTCGGTAAGATTGCCAGTCCGTTTATCAGTCTTGGCAAGGGAGCAATCAGCCTGGGAAAAGCAGGAAAGACAGTATTAGGTTCGGGAACCGGAGAGATGGGACTTGGGGCAGCAATGCTTGGTTCGTCTGCAATGGGTACCGGACTTCTCGGAAAGTCGGCAATGCTGGCAATCAACCTCGGAGCAGGAAACCTGGCCGGGGGAGCATCACTAAGCGCAGGAGCTTTATCTGCAACCGGAATGGGTGCAGGAGCAGGAGCGATTGCCGGTGGTGCAACGCTCGTAAGTAGTGCAATGGATTTGTATAAATCTATCAAGTCCGACAATAAGGACGAGAAAGCCGCTTACGGTGGTTCAGCCGCTTGGAAAGCAGGCGGCGTAGCAGCTGGTGCGGCGGCAGGTGCAGCACTTGGTTCTGTAATTCCTGGTCTTGGTACAGCGGTCGGTGCTTTAATCGGTGCCGGTGTCGGAGGTATCGCAGGATGGATCAAGGGTAATAAGGTCAAAGAAGAGTACCAGGATAATGTCGAAGAAATGCAGAAGGAAGCCGAGAAAGCTCAGAAGATTTTCCAGGCAACCGGTTTGTCAATCGAAGATGTACGATTTCAGAATAAGGCTCTGCAGGACGCTATGAACGATAGCGAGGTTTCTGCGGAGCAGTTTTCAGCTATGTTCCAGGAAGAGTGCGAAAACGTGGCAAAGAATGCTTTCGGAAAGATTAAGTTATCCCTGGAAGAGGTCAAGAGTATTGCAAGTGATATTACATTCGGCGATATGACGGACGGACTGAACACCTTCACAACAGCAACCAGCGACACACAGCAGGCACTTAGCGACCTGCAATCATCAGTATCGACCTTGAAAAAGGAGAACTGGAAAGTCAGCTTAGGAATGAAACTGGATGAACTGCAGAAGGACGATTACAAGAGTGCAATCGAAAACTTCATCAGCGACAGCCAGTCCTATATTGACAACAACCATTACGAGGCGACAGTCGCTTTGAAACTGCTCACTGGAACCGACGCAGACACCAGCGGTATCGACAGTTACTACGGCAGTATGAAGAAACAGCTGGACGACTTGGGAAAAGAACTCAGCGGAAAAGTGGATATTGCCTTAGAGGATAGCGTTATCAGTCTTGACGAGTCTGCAGAAATTCAGAGCTTGCAGGATCAGATTTCGGCTATCACAGGAAAGATTTCGCAGGCCAGGACGGATGCGGAATTTGACACATTGAAGATTAAGTATTCCGGCGCAGAGCTGGATATGGATAGTTTCAATGCTTTGCAGGAAGAGCTGCAGACGCAGGTAAGCAATGCGTCGGATCAGTACGAGCAGGCACTCACGCTCACGCTCACAAATCTGAACCTGCAGCTGGCAGACGGAGCTATCACGCAGGAAGAGTACGATGCGGCCGTGAAAGAGGCGACCGATGGCTACTACGCCCAGCTGAATGAGATTAACGCAAGAGTATCTTCGTTCAACCTGGAAACGATTGCCGAGGCGTGGGACTCCTCACTTCAAGGTTATATGCCGGAGATTGAGGGAAGCACGAAGGAGAAGTTGGAAACAGCTTTGAACAATGCGTTGCTGGCACACCCGGACGTACAGACTTGGACTGCAGCTGATGTGGCAAGCTGGATGGGGTTAGACAAGCTCAATCTCGATACGGCAGTTCAGACGGACATTGCGACTCAGATTTTGCAGACGGCACTTGCGGTACCGGATGGCACCAAAGAGAAGATTATGCAGGATTTCAAAGATTCTGTACCGACTGCAGAGGAAATCAAGGAAGCAATCGACTGGGATTCAATGACTAATGAGGACTGGACGGAACTTATGGAGTCTATCACAGGCCCGACGGAAGGCGAGTCAATCGGCTTGAATACAGAGGATCTGAAAAAGAAGATGTCGGACTACTACGGCGAGTATTTCGAGAGCGTCAAGACGTCCTATTCAGAAGCACTTCACAACGCCCTGGAGAACAGCGGTAGTGAAGAAACACTCAGCACATTCATGCAACAGTATATGCAGGATCAGATGGCCGATTTTGATTTTTCAACGGTCATGGAGAATTACGGTCCTATCTCGAACGAGTATTTTGCTACGCTGCAGTCAGAGTGGCAGACAGCCGGTACAAATCTCGGAACATCACTCAACACGGGAGCGTCAACGAGTCTTACCAATGGCTCGGCGGGATTGAGAACCAGCCTGCAGACCTCTCTTAATACAGCAACGGCAAGTCCGTTCAGCATCAGTCCGACGGTAAACGTAACACCGAAGTACAACCTGTTGACGCTGCCGACAATTCCGACAACGACATCCACACCGGCGAAACACGCTGCAGGTGGTCGAGTTGGTGGCGGTCCTCAGCTGTCATGGTTGGCAGAGGAAGGTTGGGACGAGTTTGTTATCCCGACAAATCCAAGCCGAAGGACAAGAGCACTTGAATTGTACGAGCAGGCAGGCGAAGCACTCGGCGTTTCTAAGCACGCAGAGGGCGGTCGTATAGAAGGCTCAAATTTGAGCGATATGGTATCAGACCATAATTTATTCACTGAGGCGACAAGAAACGCATCCTATGGCTATAACGAAACCACAGAAGGTAATTATGAGGACAACTCAGCAGAAACATTTGCTCCGGTAAGTTCAGAGGTTCCGACCTCTACACCACAGACCGGTCCGATCAGTGTAAATGTTGCGGTAAGCCCGAATTTCCAAATCGAGGCAAAGGAAGGTCAGAGCGAGGAAGATATTGTTGCCGTAATCAGAAGGCACTTAGGCGAGATCGCAGACGAACTTGGCGGAAACATCGCCGACAAGTTGAGTGAGGTATTCGCCAATATGCCAGTATCAAGCACGAAAGGAGCGTAGGCGATGGATATTAAACTGATTCCGGTGGAAAAGGGTTCAAAGTTTACGTTCCCGGCTCTACCCGAAAAGGTACAGGGCAAATATGCAGCCAAGTACCAAAGTTTTGACATCATCTCCCTGGGTACCGTAAAGGTACCTAAGGGGACGGATGTTTCAGAGTTTTCGTGGGACGGTGTATTTTTCGGAGCGTCAAAGAAGAATGAGGCAATCGTCAAAACGAATGCCTGGAAAAGTCCAAACGAGTGTGTGAAAATTCTGAATGACTATATGTTGAATGAGACAGTGCTTACATTGATCGTAACGGAAACGTGGATAAACGTGGATGTTACGATTTCTTCATTTCAGCCGAGACCGGTTGGAGCGTATGGCAATGTCGAGTATTCCATTACGTTTGTGCAGAAGAAACCGCTGAAAATCTACAGCACAAATGAACTGAAAATTGCGGCGTTTGTAAGGAAAACGAAGCCGAGAGCCAGTTCATCATCGAGCGGAGGCAATTATACAGTAGTCTCCGGAGATACGCTGTGGGGCATCGCCTCAAAGAAAATGGGAAGCGGCACCAAGTGGACGAAAATTTACGACGCAAACAAGGATACGATAGAGTCCACAGCAAAGAAACACGGAAAGAGCAGTTCGGATCACGGCCACTGGATATGGCCGGGAGAAGTCCTGACAATCCCGGGATAGGAGGCACGCTATGATTGATTTGGCGAAAATCCAGTACCGGGTCGTGGTTATGGACGAAAGCAAGAACCAGTACAACATTAAGGAGTACATTGAAAACCTCGGATGGGAAGAGAACGACGGCGAGTTATCCGTCAGAACCTCATTTGTGGCGAAGAATGATAAGACATCCAAGGGTTATCTGTCGAAGATAATCAAGCCGGGGTGCCTGGTCGGAGTATTCGCAACAGACGGCGCTTCCCAGGACGAGGAAGTAGCACGAGGGTACGTGGAAACGTGGAATCCGGTTGAAAAGAGCGGAGGACATACGCTGAAATGCACCTGCTACGACGAGCTTTACAAGCTGCAGAAGAGCCAGGACAACAGATATTTCCCTTCCGGAACTGGCACAAAGTCGGCGATAGAAGGGATTTTTGATGATTGGGAGATACCGCAGGGATCATATCAAGGACCGAATGCTTCACACGGTAAAACAGTGGAGAATAATAAGTATCTGTCAGACATTATCATCAATCTGCTGGATGATGCAGCGAAGAAAGGCGAGGAGCAATGCTTTGTGCAGGCCAGGAAGGGCAAGACATCTGTTATTCCGAGAGGAAGCAATAAGACGGTGTATGTATTCCGGACAGATAATACGCAGATGTTCAGTCAGAGCATAAGTACAGCAGATATGATTACCAGGGTTAAGGTTGTAGGGCAGGCAGACGATGATGGAAGAACCAGCGTTGAAGCCACGGTAAACGGCGAAACAAAGTACGGTATTCGTCAGAGAATTTATACGAGAGGCAAGGACGAAAGCTTTGCGGACGCTAAATCTGCAGCGCAGGAAATCTTAGACGATGAAGGAAAAATCAAGAAGGAGATCAAAGTGCAGTCCCCGGATGTTCCGTTTGTCCGAAAAGGTGACCTGGTGTATGTAATGAGCGAACTGGCCCAGTCGTATTACTACGTGAAGGGCATCCAGCACACGGCAGACACCTACAGCATGACGATGGATTTGGAGCTTGCAGAACCAAAGAAGGAAAAGGCAAGCTCTGAGAAAAAGAAAGATTACAACGTGGGCGACATCGTGAATTTCCACGGCGGAACCCATTACGTGAGCAGCTACCCAGGCTCAAAAGGCTACAAAGCCAGGGCAGGAAAAGCAAAGATTACGATTAAGAACGGTTCCGGAAAAGCGCACCCTTGGCATCTGATCCACACGGACAGCGGAAGCAATGTGTACGGGTGGGTTGATGACGGAACCTTTGATTAAAGGCAGGTGATATAGATGGACCAATTTGACGGACACCCAGGAACAGCAAAACTGGCACAGGTGTTAGATAGGCGAACCTCGCAGAAAACAGAGTCTCCGTTGACTTTGGACTTTGGAGAAATCCAGGCGAACGGAAGTTTGAAAACGAACACATTCCCGGTGCCGATACCGAAGGGAGACTACACGATCTGCAGGCTGGCTGCAGGATTAACACTTTCAACCTCGGAACAGAGCTGGCTCAACAAAGCGCCGTCGGGTGTTCCTCTTCACAGCCACAGTGTAACGATACCGGCAGTGAAAGCAGGAGATCGAGTGCTGGTTGCCTGGATTCAGAGTGAAGCAGTCGTAATCGATGTGATCGAGAAATCATAAAGGAGGCGAGGCAAATGTCACAGCCACTATTTCCGGTTGTTGAGGTACCGGATTTTATCTCGGAGGACAGCCAGTACGACACTCAGTACAAAAGGAGTATGAAGTGGGACCCGGAACTGGGAGACTTCGTGAGAGATGGGGCGCACCGGATCAAGGAATGCGATGGCAAAGAAGCCTTCGCCATTTGGTGTTTTAAGATTGCACAGACAGAGCGGTACCGCTGTTTGGCGTACCCCGATTCAATCGGTACCGAGATGGAACGTGCCATGGATAATGACGATGAAAAAACTGTCGAGTCTATGGTGGAAAGAACAATCACAGATGCGATTATGGTAAATCCCAGGGCAGAAAATGTCCGGGATTTTCAATTTACCTGGGAAGGCGATCAGATGCACGTAACCTTCAAGGTAAAGGGTAGCAACTGGGATGAAGAAATAGAGATTAGCTTGTAAAGGAGGCGGAGAGTATGCAGCCGGAATTTAACAGACCGGAGTTCCTGGAAGGAAACCAGGCAGAGGAAATTCACGAGCGAATGATGAACAACTTGCCGGACGACATCGACGATATGCCGGGTGGTTTTCCGTATGATATGACAATGCCTGCAGCATTGGAAAAAGACGAAATTATCAATTTCCATATCGTAAGGGCACTGATGATTGCGTTTCCGGAATATGCCTGGGATGAATGGCTAGACCTTCACGGTCGCCAGGTGCATCTTACAAGGCACGAAGCGGAACCGGCTTTTGGCTATGTGAAAATCACAGCTGCAGAAGGAACCGAGATTTTATCCGGAACGGTATTCTGTACGGCGGCAACCGAAACCGGCCCGTCGATTGAGTATGCCACCACAGAGGATGCGGTTGTTGGAAGCGAAAGATCAGTGCTTATACCGGTATCAGCGGTTGAAGCAGGCACAGGTTCTAATGTAGCGGCGAATACGGTCGTGCTGATGATGGTACCCGATAAGAATGTGACCGAGATTAACAATCCGGAGCCTATTCGTGGCGGTACTGAAAGAGAGACAGACGATGATTTTTACGACAGGATCGCCGCAGAGTACGACAACAGCATGACCTACCTGGGGAACGATACGGACTATAAGAGATGGGCGAAGCAGGCAGGAGCAGGAGATGCGATAGTTATTCCTGTTTGGAATGGTCCTGGCACGGTGAAACTGGTGCTGGTAGACGGAAACGGAAAACCAGCCAATGCAAAGCTAGTGCAGGATGTGTATAACTACATCGTTTCTCCGAACGACAGGTCGGCAAGATTGCTTCCTACCGGAACAGCAGAACTGACTTGTGCGGCAGCCACAACGGTTGCCGTAAATTATGTTATTACAGGACTCAGCTACGATGAAACAACTGGCATCGAGCAAATTAAGGCAGACTTTACGGAAGCCGTGAGAGCGGTCTATGCACAGGCGAAAACCGAAGGAGTTCTGAGGTACAACGACGTAAGACCGTTGATTTCTGCAATCGCAGGAGTCGAGGACTTTGAAACATTCACAATGAATGGGAAAATGCAGAACATCACTCTGAAAAGCGAGGAGTACCCGGACACCGGTACCCTTAATTTTAGTTAGGGGGTGTGAATGTGGAAAAGTTTGATTTAGAGAATTTCCCGGTCAGCGAGAGCGCGAAGAACATGATCGCCTCAGTGTCAGATGGCTTTTACGACAATTCCTATGTTGGAAAGTGGTTGTACGAGGTTATGGGCCAGGAGTACGACACGGCAAGAGAAATAGCTGAGGATATTCTGAACCAGCTATTTCCGGAAACTGCCACCTGGGGATTGATGTACCATGAGATTAAGTGGGGACTGCCGGTGCGAGAAAATCTTCCATACGAGGAGAGGCGACAGCTGATTTACCGGAAGAGAGACTATCGGGCGCCAATGACACCGTATCGGATGGAAGGGTACTTAAAAACTGCTACCGGATTTGATGTACGAATTGCAGACATCAATGATCCTGGAGATTATGGTTTTGTGGCACCACACCCGAATGTGTTCAAGGCATACTTCATGGGTGAGGGAACACTTGCATCGAAGCGGGCGAGAGCCATGCTGAATGAGCTGAAACAGTCACACACGATGTTTACAATGAATGACCGAACCGAGATCGTATCAGACAATCGGAACTTAGAGGAGATGAATCTGAAAAAGGTAATCTTCCATATCGCAGAGTCGTTTTGGTATAGCGATCTGCTGGATGGAAGAAAACTGCTGGACGGTTCTAGCCTTCTTTATCCGTATATGAGATACAATCTGATGCTTGGTTTTAAGTATATACTCGGTGGTTTTACAACCCCGACAGACGCAGACCTGCAGAAGGTAAAATTCAGAGCAAAACAGGAAACAGAAAATGATGTCAAGGCAGGAGCAATCCGGATCGCCTCGGACATCATTTTTTGGAATACGCACCTATTGGATGGTTCGTGGGATTTGGACGGCTCACACAGGCTCGATGTTACACGAGGCTATCAACTGGGCGTTGCAATCGTTGCGATGGTTGCCTTCGCCCATAACGAGGTCACAGACGTATTGAAAGTACGAAGTGCTTATGACCTGCGAACGGGTTCAGATGTTCGGGCGGCAATACGCTCGGAGTTCGAGGCCGACTTTTGGAATACCGTCTATTTGGACGGAAAACTGTTACTCGACGGAAATACGACGTTGGAGTACAGAGGCGGTAATAAACGACTTGAAGCATCAGTTACACACCACATGGGAATCAAAAGAGAAGATTCGGATGTATCGGTGCAGGTCATTACCAAAACAAGGAATTACTGGTTTTTCGATGGCAGCAATATGCTGAACGGTAAGAAAAATCTTAATTCAATTTATAGAAAGGAGTATATCCAATGAGTACAGAAAAGAGCAAAAACGTGGTGATCACGAAGAAAGCCAGGGAGAACCTGGTTAAGGCACGTGCCGGAGCCATTACGCTTCCAAAGATTATCGGTATGGCGTTTGGCGAGGGCGGTGTAAACAGTTCCGGCACGGTCATCGCACCGGCGGAATCCCAGTCTAGGCTCAATAAGGAATTGTTCCGCAAAGCCATTGATGGTTACACATTCCCGAACGACACAACCTGCAGATACGAATGTACCCTTGCAGAGAGTGAACTTGCTGGAAAAGAGATCAGCGAAATCGGACTGTATGACACCAACGGCGACATTGTGTGCATCAAGACCTTTACCAGGAAGGGCAAGGATGATGATGTAGAGCAGACATACGTGCTTGACGACATCTTCTAGGCCAGGAAGGAGGCAAAACGTGAAGAATTACACACCGACAACGAGAAATTTTTCTCAGTCCGTGCCGAATGTTGAGGTTACGGACACGAACCATGCAGACAACATCAACGCAGCATCTAAACAGCTGATTGAGAATGACAATTATCTGAAAGACAGAATGGATGATGAAGGTTTTTCTCTCGTGGATGGTGTTCTGTGTCAGACATTTGAAGAATAAGGAGGCATACAAGAATGAGTAAAGTAACAAAACCGGTAGTGCTGGACGAAACAGCAAAGCAGGTTGTAGCTCAGATGCAGTTACAGAATGAGATTTTAACATCACTTGCCAGCGGCATCAATTATAAGCCGACATCCATTAAGGATGTGCTTAATGTTGTGCGCGCAGGCCAGGCAAGTAAAGTGTTCCAGGTGGGCGATCAGATTATCGTTCCTTGGACGGACATCGCAACGGGGCAGAAATACGATGTACCGCTTGATATTGTAGCTTTTGGAACATCAGCATTGCAGGATGGTGAGGAACTTCCGAGCATGACCGTACAGTGGCACTATGCTACACCGTTCGGGGTGCAGTTCAATCAGTACCAGGCGTTTTTCTATGCGACAGAAGGACTTGCTGCAGGAACGTACTATATTGAGATTGGCACTACATGGGGTGGCAAAGGATATTGCGTAGCCGGAAAAAAATACCAGTTTACGCTCACAAAGCCTGTGCCAGCAGGCGGTCAGCTTGCCGGATTCAGAGGCGCACCGGATCAGGCACCTTCTACTTGGAAAGTATATTCATACAACAGTAAGACGGCGGTGGACGCTATTGAGACGGTTTCGGTAACAGAAGGAAGTTCCGGAACAAGCCTCGGAGTCTTAAAGTTCGGAGGAGATGGAAAACTCAACTGCTTGCAGAGAACAGCATACGGCTACAACAGATGGTCCCAGTCAGCAATGAGGCAGTGGCTTAACTCTGATAAGGGAGTAGGCGAGTGGTGGACTCCACAGAATGATTACGACAGATGCCCGGATCAGCTTACAGCAAAGGCCGGCTTCTTAACAGGTTTTGACGCAGATTTCCTTGAAGTCCTCAGACCGACAAAGGTTGTAACAGCGCTCAATACTATTACAGACGCTACGAGCAGCAACTCAGTTGATCCGCTCGAAACAACGTATGACAAAATCTATCTGCCTGCGTTGGAGCAGATGTCTATTGAGCCTCAGCTCGCTGGCGAAGGCACCACATGGGACTATTGGAAGAGAGCGTCCAGCATGACAACGAAGATGAAGCAGTATCAGACATACCCTCAGATTCGTACATTTGCGATTGAGAATCACACTTCACCGCAGGACGTCCGCTTGCGCTCGGCTTGTCGTGGCGATTCGTGCGGTACGTGGTGCGTGGGCTCTAGCGGCTACGTCTACCACTACGGCACCGCGAACTGGGCCCATCGCTGCGCCCCGGCTTGTGATTTCTGCTAATCAGCAATCAGTAAATCCCGGCACCCACGGATGCCGGGTATAATTTCAGAGAAAGGAGGAACATAGCGTGTCAGTACCAGTTGGAGAAAGAAGAGAAAGCAGACTGGAAGTATTCGTGCAGGCGTTGGACTTAGTAACTTACACTCTCAGAATCACGAAGAACGAGAAAATTTTTCTTCCGGAATACCAAAGACAAGTTACCGACGACATTATCGAGACTGCAAAGAGTATCTACATCGATGCTTGGGATGCCAACAATGTTAGGGTAACGACGAAAGATGATTGGAGAGCCCGCAGGGAGCTTCAACTTCGTGCGGCCAGGGAATGCAATAGACTCCTAGCTCTGATCGGAATTGCGAAATCCTCGTTTCATCTCAAAAATAAGCGAGTCAAGTTTTGGACCGGTAAGGTTTTGAAGGTTCGAGGCATGATCCGCAGTTGGAATGAAAGTGATAGTAAACGCTACTCCCAAATTGCGGAGTAGTTTTTATTATACGGATGTAGGCTAAACGCAGAACGTCCGCTTGCGCTCGGCTAATCGTGGCAATTCGTACAATACGTGGTACGTGAACTCTAGCGGCAACGTCAACAACAACAACGCGAACTGGGCCAATCGCTGCGCCCCGGATTGTGTGGTATTAAGGACATAAAGGCTATTCCGTAAGAATGGCGCTCCAACCAATCAAACACAAGGAGCCTGCATCCGGCCGTAAGGCGAACAACACTGTAGCGATGCGGTCAGCCGGAGAACGACTGTTACCCGCTGTCAACGCTATGGACCTATCTATAAGTTTTATGGATATGGAAGAAGTAATCGGCTTTGAAGCCTTATATGATTCGATGCACAAGTGCAAGAAAGGAGTTATTTGGAAAGAGTCCGTTGCACATTATGTATTGAACAGCTTGGAGGAAACATACAAGCTCAATGAGCAGTTGGAAAATGGAACCTACAAGGCAAGGCAGATAGCAAAATTCACGATAACCAGGCCGAAGAAAAGAGAAATCATCAGTGTATGTTTCAGAGACCGCGTTTATCAGAGAAGTTTGAATGACAACGCACTGTACCCAATAATGACAAATTCGTTCATTCGTGATAATTGGGCCTGCCAGCGTGGCAAGGGTACCGATGATGCGAGAGACAGGATGAAACTATTTCTGCAGAGGATGTACCGGAAGTACGGTACAGAATTTTACGGTCTGCAGATAGATGTGCATGGGTATTATCCGAATATGCGGCACGACTTAACCAACGCAATGTTGGAAAGAAAGTTGGAACCGGAAATAGCAAAACGAGCCATTGATGTACTCGACGGACAGTACGCCGGAGATGTTGGGTATAACCCAGGAAGTCAGATGGTTCAGATTGTTGGCATATCGGCATTGGACGATCACGACCACAAAATCAAGGAAGAATTGGATGTGGACGAGTTCGGAAGATATATGGACGATTCGCTTGCGTTCCACCCTTCCAGGGAATACCTGGAATACTGCAGAAAGGTGATCGGCGAGATATTGGCTGAGAAAGGGTTAGAGTTCAACCCGAAGAAAACGAAGGTATTTTGCATTACAGACGGTTTCACATTTTTAGGATTCAAGTACCGGCTAACAGATACCGGGAAGGTTATTATGATAATCGATCCGAAGAACGTCAAAGAAAGACGTCGGATATTACGAAGGCTGGTGAGAAAAGCCAAAAGAGGCGAACTCACGAAGGCTAAGGTAGACGAGTGTTATTACGCTTGGAGAAACCATGCCAGCAAGGGCAATAGTTTTAAGCTCCTGCAGCGCATGGATAAATATTATAAATCATTATGGAGGTAGCCAAATGGAAGTAAAGAAGAACGGCGGCGATGTCGCCAAAATGAGAGCTGACGAGAACATGAAGGCTGAGCTGGCCGATCAGAATGCCAAGATTGATTACCTGGCAATGATGGCAGACATTGAGTTCCCGGAAGCAGGAGACTCAGCAACCAGCACCGAAGAAAGTGAGGAAGAGTAATATGGCAAAGGCTAAAGAAGTAACAGAAGCAGTAGACACATCTGCAGAGGAGACGATCCAGGAAGAAGTGCAGCACAGCGACTGGTTCTACAAAGTCAAGGACTATTACGACACAAAGAGATGGAACCTGGTTATGGTAAAGAACGCTGTCAAGAAGGACAAGATTACCGAGGAAGAATACGAGGAAATCACAGGTCGTAAGTATAAGGCATGATACCCTACGCAGAATTTTACAACTATGACCGCCTGGAAAGCGCGGCCGTAGAGTTAGGCTTGCTCAATACCGAGGCAGACGAAGAGAATCTGCTGAACCTGCATAATCAGTTGGTGTGGCATCTGTACCGGTTCGATAAGAACCCACGTGCGGATGCCATTCTTTATGCAGTAATAGAGGCCATTTTGGGTGAAAAGGCGGCAGATATTACGGACGTACCGTGGGAACTACGGTGCGTTTGGGAAGGAGGTAAAAGAGCCAATGTCTTTGAATGAAATTCTTGCAAGTGGTGGAGCGCTACTGCTGTTCTTGACACTGGTGCAGATTACGCCCATCAAGGTAAATCCGTGGTCTGCAGTTGGAAAGATTATCAGAAACGGCATGAGAGCCATCGGAAAGTCAATGAATAAGGACGTTATGGATAAGCTGGAATCAGTGCAGAAAGAGTTAAAAGACCTGGGAGAAAAGCACAACAAGCTCGAAAGGCGTATGGATAAAGATGATGCGGACGAATGCCGTACAAGAATCCTGCGATTTGCCGACGAGTTGAGAAGGGATGTCAAACATTCCGAGGAGTTCTTCAATCAGATTTTGGATGATATTTCGGACTATGAGCGTTATTGCGCAGAGCATCCGGAATACAAGAACAGCAAAGCGGTAAATGCCATTGCCGAGATAGACAAAGTTTATCAGAAGTGCATGGAAAAAAATTCATTTTTATAACAGGAGGTAAAGGAACATGAAGAAAATTGATTGGGTTAGAAAACTCACAAGCAGAAAGTTGTGGACTGCGGTAGCGTCATTCGTATCTATGATGATCCTGGCTACTGGCGGTACGGACAACACGGCAACACAGGTTACAGCACTCATTATGGCGGGAGCGTCCGTGGTGGCATACATCATCGGCGAAGGTTTGACTGATTCAGCCAACATCGGCTCAAACAGCGAGGACGAGGAGTAATCTGAGAACATATTGTAAGCACAGGGCGGTCGAAAGACTGCCCTATTTTGTTAGGAGGAAGAACCATGAGTTTAGTAGTTGGAAGCGCAAGAATTGACGAGAACGGTCACATTTCCGGAGGAAAGCCGGGAGATCAGACTGGAAACGAGGTATCAACCCAGGCGTATTACGTCCATTCAAAAGGCTGGTACTGTCTGAGGCCGAAGAGCATCACGGTAGCAAATGCCATTGCGGAAGCTATGCTGCAGGGATGCAGAAACAACAATATCGGATATTGCCAGGGGCACAGAAGCAATGTAATCGAACAACTGAGAAAAGCCGGAAAGCTCGCAAAGATTTCTGCAAAAACAGAGGCAGACTGCAGTTCACTCGTGAGAGCGTGCTGCATCCAGGCTGGCTTTGATCCGGGAAATTTCAATACGGCGTCCGAGGTTTCGGCATTAAAAGCAACAGGACAGTTTATGGAACCGATTGCGGTAACTTCCAAAACTGAACTGTTCAACGGCGATGTGCTTGTCACAAAGACCAAAGGACACACGGTGGTTGTTGTTTCCGGAAATCCGAGACGTGGAAACGCCTATTACCCTAAGTATGAAGGGGCGTCGGGTTCTATCATTACGGCGCTTGCCGCAGTGGGCGAGAAAGACACATCGAAGGCGCACCGGGCCAAGATCGCAGCCGCAAATGGAATTACAAACTACGCATATACCGCAGCGCAGAACACCAAGATGGTTAATCTTCTCAAAAAAGGAAAGTTAATCAAAGCGTAAGTTCTGAAAAGGTATCACATCGGGGTGGCTGAAAAGCTGCCCCTTATTTTGATTTAAGGAGGAGTTTTCTATGGAAAAACTATTTGGTATTGATATTTCACACTGGCAGGGAGATATGAGCATCGAGCAGGCCAGGAACGAAAGAGGAGTGAGATTTGCTATCATTAAAGCTGCAGGAGCAGATGATGGCAAGTACAAGGATAGCAAGTTTGAAAATTACTATGCACAGTGTAAGGCTATCGGACTTCCGGTAGGTGCATACTATTACGGCAATGCAAAGTCTGTTGCGGAGGCGGAACAGGAGGCAGATCATTTTCTGTCCGTCATTGCCGGAAAGCAGTTTGAATATCCTATCTACTACGACGTAGAAGGTAAGATGCTGAACAATAGCAGAGATGTTCTTACGGATATTGTGATTGCGTTCTGCGACAAGTGTGAGAAGGCTGGATATTTTGTCGGAGTATATACATCTGATTCGCATTTCCAGGCACACGTAGACGATGATCGCCTGCAGAGGTTCACTCATTGGGTGGCGAGATATTCTTCAAATGAGCCGGTAACAGGTCACGATATTTGGCAGTACGGAGGAGAGTATAACTACATTGCCGACAAGACAATCTGCGGAAGAACCGTGGATCAGGATTTTTGCTATCGTGATTTTGAAACAGAAATCAAGAAAGCAGGCCTTAATGGATTTTCTGCCAACGCAGGAGATGAAGCGAAGGAGCCGGAGGTTTCGGAACCGGAAGGAAGCACACTCGATCTGCTCTACAGAACAATGAAAGACGAGTTCGGCGGGGGCGACGCAAGAAAGGCAGCTCTCGGTAGCAGATACAATGAAGTGCAGGATGTAATCAATCACATCGACAAAGCATCCGTGCAGGAACTTGTAGATGAGGTGTGGGCCGGTAAGTATGGTGACGATGAAGTGAGAAGGACTGTTCTTGGCAGTAGATGGCAGGAGGTCCAGGACGTAATCAACGCCGGAAACAAAAAGTATTACACCATTAAGAGTGGAGATACGCTTTCCGGTATTGCGGCGAAGTATGAAACTACGGTCAATGCGATTGCTCAACTCAATGGCATTGAGAATCCGAACCTTATTATCGCAGGAGACACCATCAGAGTAAAATAACAGGAGGAAACGGTGGCATTATGAAAAACTATATCGGCGTGAAAATTGTAAAAGCTGAGCCGAAGGAGAAGAACGGAGTACCTGGGTACGCCGTGAAATATCCGGATGGTTATGTATCATGGAGTCCGAAGGAAACCTTTGAGAAGGCATACCGGGAACTGGACTGCCAGGATTTCATCAACTCAGCAGAGTAAGTAAGAGAGCCTATGATCCGCAGGGGTTGTAGGCTCTTTTTTTATTGCAGAAAAGCGGAACAAGACCGCAGTAAAATCAATATACAAAATAACCAAAATAAGACCGGGTATTTTGACGAAAAGTTCCCGAGACACGATAGGCGATTTTAGTACCTATCCTATGCCTAAAGACTAAAAGCCAGTATTGAACCGTGTACGAAGTCATAGTTCTATATGTTTTCAGAGGTGTAATTATCCACATTATCCACACGCATTTGTGGATAAAATACGCTTTTGAGAGTACGCAAATGAGCATATATTATTCTATCTCTAATATCTATTATCTAATCTCTAATATCTAGTAAAGAATCCTTGTAGAAACCTTAGAAGAAATCATGTAAGAAATCTTACAATGCACCAAGCAACCATGCGGGTTTATGGTCCTCGCAAATGAAAATAGGGAGTAATGCACCAGGTAGCGCAGATGATCCGGAAATTGCAGAAGTTCTCGTGAGTGCGAAAACATTTTAGCAAAAACTCGTAAAATAGAAGTATATCTATTGACAAATACGCAAGTGCGAGTTATAATATAACCATAATCAAACAAAACAATTTGATTAAATCCGAAGGAAGGAGGAATTACCAGTTGGGTAAGAAAGGTAAGAAGAAAGACTTTTCCACAAAGGAAAAGGAACTACTTGAAATCGAAAACCTTAAATTACAGAAGAGAGAAAAGCAGGCCAGCATAATCTCCACCATAGTAATCATGATTGTGTCAGTGATTACGGCAATTCTGAAATGGTTAGGTTTGATTGATTAAGTAGTTCCCTTAACGGTCGGGAGGCAGCAACACCGCCTCTCAACTGTTAAGTCTATCATAAAGGAGGCTGATTTGGCAATGAAGAAATTGAGACAGTTCCTACAGTCGGTGTTGTTCATCAACTTTATGGTCGGCATATACGACGGTATGAGAGCGAAGAATTTGGTGGCAATTTTGATAAATGGAGTAGTGGTACTGGCACTGATCGCCGGAGAAAAGAAAGAGAGGTAAACGATATGAAGTGGGACGTAAAACACGATAGAGCAAAGAAGGTATTAAATCATTTCCTGGATAATGCAGGATATTGGACCGAGACAGAGAGCTTGACAGAAGGACTTACCGAGGATGAAATCCAGGAAGTAAGCGCAGAGGTAGCAACGATGATTCAGAGCATCACAAAGAGATACAAGCTGGATGTTATGCTTCCTGCAGAGCCGGTAGTCAAGGATGAACCGGCGGTCGAGGAGAAAGCTGAGGAGCCGGTGGCTGAGAGACCTGCAGAAGAGGTCAAGGAAGAAAAGCCGGTCGAAAAGCCGAAGAGACGTGGCAGAAAGCCGAAGAAAGAGGAGGTTGCGTAGGATGGCATACGAGAGAAAGACAATAGACACCTGGGAGCTGCAGTTAAATTATGGGTACGGATGGGAGTACACCTTGACCGAATACACAAAGAAAGAGGCAAGGGAGAGGCTGAAAGAATACAGAGAGAACCAGCCGCAGTACCCGGCACGACTGGTCAAGAAGAGAGTTAGAAAGGAGGCGATTGCGTGAGCACAGCGGCAAAGCTGACAGCAGAGCAGGTTGAGAACCTGGCAAAGGAGATTCGAGAGTTTCTGTTGGAGCATGGGTTATGGCAGGACGTTGATATTTACTTCAACGGAAAGAAGTACACGAGTTACGATCCGGAGAACGGAAAATATTATTACAACGACAGGGAGCATCTGATCGAAGTGGCAGACCAGCCGGAGAGACATTTTGAATATGTTAATCCGGAACACATTCTCAGCATGAGTTTTGAAGGACCGGTATGTGAGATGCTGTACTACGGCATCCTTCCTTCGGTCAGAAAAGAATTTGACAAGATATTCGAGAGATACGGCTTGTATTATGAGTTCGGGCATCACTGGAATTTCAGTTGCTATTACATCTGAGAAAGGAGAAAGCGCAATGAATATTGGCGTGGAAGTATTAAAGGAAAGCGTAATCAGAGTGCAGTCACAGTTAAATGACTGGATGGATTGCGTGTTTGTTGTAAGCAAAGATGATGAAGAGAAGGCGAGAGAGGTATTGGAGAAAGCCTGGGACAGTTTTTGGGAAGATGGAGACGGTTGGTGCTACGGCAATTACCTAGAAGATAAGCTGGTAAATGCCGGTATTGCATTCGATGCGTACTACGCAGATGCGGAGGAATGAGGACATGGAAGAATACAAGGACATATCAAGAGGCTTGAAAACGCTTCTCGACAAGGCAGAAGAAATGGGGTGGAACTGGGAAGCCTACATTGAGCCGGACAGCAGAAGAACCTATGTTGAAATTGGGCAGTCGTCACCTGCAGGCGAAGATTTCTCCATGACGATTGATTTCGATGAAGAGAACCAGGCGGATAGTTTCAAGGACAGCCTGGAATCCTACTACGAAGATTTCGACATCGACGAGCATATTGAAATGTGGATAGAAGCCAAGAGAAGCGGAACGAGTGGAGTTCCTTCCACAAGGGAGCTTGTAAAGGATGCAGAAGCCATTGACGGCATGATATTGGAACTGTCGCAGGCCTTGCAGAAAGTAAACATCCCGGTACTGGTTGGCAGTTACACGCCGCCGGATGAAAACGGAGAAGGCGAGAAGATCGTCCGTGAGTTCTACGGACAGGGGCATATCTTCAAAGACGAAGATGCGTTTTACCACAGACCGGATGATCCGTGCTACATCCCGGAATTATCCGATACGGTGTACACGAGAAACAGCATCCTGCAGGAGTGCAACCAGCAGGACGATTTGGCAGAGGAAGTTTTCGAGGCACTGGACTGGCAGCACGTAAGTAGCTTGCTGGAAGATTGGCAGAGAAATGGAGAGTTAGATACCTGCAAAGAATGCGGAAAGATGTTTAACTGCTACGGAGTAACGAAGTGTCCGTATTGCGGGGCAGATTATGAAGGAGGCGATGAATAATGGGTTACACCTGGTTGGGAATGCGAAAGCTGACCTGGGAAGAAGTTCTGCAGAGACACGAGAAGGGCGAACTGGCCGGATGTTTCAGACTGTACGACGACAACAGCGAGGCTATGATCGACAGAGGCTATGACTTTGCAGGCGACATCCTGGCACACCACAAGAAAGGCGGTGAGTTCGGAGAAGATATTGACACAGTAGACCTGGAACTGGCAGACGGAAAGAAAATAACAGCACCGGCGGTCGTGGATGTATCGGCACTCGGATGTATGGATGAGCTGGAATATGAGTTGTGGCACGTGATCGAGGACTACATGGTTCAGTTCGGTATCAGAACGCAGGACGACGAACCGGACTGGGCGACAGTCAAGGCGGTGCAGGAAAGCATTTTAACAGCGTTTATAGACGCAGGCGTGAATTTTAAGTTTGGATATGAAGAAAGAGTTGCGCAAGCAATAAAACAAGCGAGAAAGGACGAAGAGAAGGTATGAGAAGTGCAAAAGAAATTATGGAGTCATTGGAAATCGCAAAGGGATTATGCGAAGGAAAAACAAACGAGAGCTGGAATGCTAGAAAAGCCGGCAGAGTTATGGCAGAACTGATTGCACATTTCAAGAAAAAAGAGATAGAGGAGCAGTACGACAGGGTTCAGATTATTGCGACGGTTGTTATATCTAAAGAGGACATAGACGACATCATGGTGTCAGCACTGGAAGGTGGAATTACTTACTGGGTTGATAAAGTAGAGCCAAGGTGTGGGATAGAGTTTAATTTTGCAAGCGATGTTATCTCAAAAGGCGGTTCAATCCTCATTCACGATAACGAGGAAGATGCGACGTATGAATTAACAAAGGTGAAACTCCTGCAGGGAATTAGAGCGTATGCAGAACAGCCTAAGAGCAGTGATATTTTCGAGGTGATCGATCATGAATTACATATTGATTGCGGTATGGTAGATGCGGAGGTTGCGGATGCAATCATTCAGTACGCTTTGTTTGGAGAAATAATTTACGGTTAGGAGGCGAGACTATGGCAGCATTAGTGGTATTTACGTTCTTGGTAATCGTTGGAGTTGGAAACAGAAAGTAGGTGTAAGCGGTGAGTAAAGGAATAGTGACAGACTATCCGGAAATCTGTTTCATCTGCGGCAGACCGTCGGAAGCTGAGCATCATTTGGTGTTCGGTACCGCCGGTAGAGAACTGAGCGAGAAGGACGGATTGAAAGTGCCGGTATGTAACAACTGTCACAATATGGGAGAAATCCTAATGAGAATACACGGAAACCCGATGGCAGAGAGAATGTCAAAGATTATCGGACAGCTGGCCTGGGAAAAAGAATACGCCCTGCAGAAGGCAGACGAATTTGCGCGAATAATCGATACGGATCGGAAAGAAGGCGAGGTAAAGCAGATTATTCACAAGGGCGGCAGGGAGACCTTCCGAAAGAGGTACGGCTGTTCGTATTTGTAGAAAGGAGCGGATCAGATGTTAGGTGGAGGACCATACGAAGCGACCACCTGCCCGGAATGCGGCAGTACGATGTGGAATGGTAGATGTGAAAATCCGGATTGCAAGTATCACTGGCACCCGGAAGAAGAGGAGGATGCAGAATGAATACAGAATTAGTAAGAGCAGTGTTCGACTGTGGAATAGATGATTTGAGACTGTTAGACGATGCGGAATGCGATATGTATGCAGTGATAGGTAGAATGCGAGAAGAGGGCATAGAACTGACGATGAACAATATCATCCGGCAGGTATTTGAAGAAGGCAGATATATTCTTACCAAGGCAAGAGAGGAAAAGATAGCCAGCTTGCCAGCAGAGCCGCTGACCGAGGCAGACTTTGAATTAAGAGGGAACCTGGAAAGACTGAACCCGGAACAGGATTTCAGCTTTTGGATAAATCTGCAGGACACCAATTTTAGAGGCAAGTCTGAATTGCAGGAGTTATACGAATCAATGTTCACAGAAGAGCTGGAGCAGTGCGAAAATCTGACCGGCTATCCGATTGAATGGTAGGTGATGATATGACATATAGAGAAAATGCGGCGGTACTGGAAACGTACCTGCATAATATCCGGAACATTGAAGAGGCGCCACCTGGTCCGGCAGAGCTGGAAGCATTGGATGCGGCAGTAGAGGCTATGAAAGCTGCAGTTGAAAACGTGGAGTACGGAGCATTTGCCTGGGACAAGCAGAGAGGTATGTTTGTTCAGATAGGCAGACCAGTACCAGTAAAGCAGTTGTGCTTGAACCGGTACCAGGAAAGAGCAAGAAACGGAGAGATACCGAGCTGGATTGATCCGGAGAAGTTCAAGATTTTGGAGAGAACGGTCGCAGAGATTGCAGGCGACTGGAAGGAGGCAGAGGATGAATAAAACAGTAAATTTATTTGTGTTAGCTGGATGCTGGGAATGTCCGGACGACATTGGAGTAACTGTGGTTGCGATTTCCAGTGACGAGAAACAGCTGATTGATAGACTGGATCAGATAGCAGACACCCAGGCAAAGGAGTATGTGAGCATTGAAGGTAGCATTCTGATGGAAGAGCATACAGACACTAGGTACGAAATCAGCGGAGGTATCAGCGGCAACGCAAGGTTCTACATCACGGAAGAGCCTGCAGTAATCAACGAGGCACTTATGGGCGAGATCAGCAGAGCAATGAGTAAGAACGACAGAACAGAGGATGTAAAGAATTATCTGCAGGGGTTGTTTGAAAACGGAAACCTGGATGAAGAAAAATACGAGGAACTGGTAGACAGCGAAGAGTTCCTGCAGAAGGCAGTCGAATTATTCGATAAGATGGAGGATTGCAACACGCCGTTCAATACAACGATGGAGTTGGCGGTAGGCGAAGCAAGGAAGGAGATGACAATATGAAGAATACATTAGGAGACTTGAATAACCACCTGTTCGCTCAGCTGGAAAAGCTGGGAGACGATGATCTTACAGGAGAAGAGCTGGAAAGTGAGTTGAAGAGAACTGATGCTATATGCGACATTAGCGAGCAGATCATCAAAAACGGAGAGCTGCAGTACAAAGCGATGAAGCACATGGACGAGTATGGGTACGAAAGACAGAAGGCGGTTCCGGAAATGCTCGAAGTTCATGCGGGGGGGGGCGAACCATAAATGAGAGGCTGGCCCGAAGAAGTGATTGCCTGGCTGCGTGAGAATGTTCCAGGCAGAACCACGAAACAGGTTACAGAGCTGATAAATCAACAGGGGTTCGATAAGAAGTACGGAATGGTATTTTCTGATGCGGTGATAAAGAATGCGAAGAACCGATATGGCATTAAGAGTGGAACTGCCGGCGGGTTTCCGAAGGGGTACTCTCTCAAATATCCGGAAGGAATGGAAAGTTACATTCGGAGCATTGCGGCAGGGAGAAAGACGAAGGAGATTGCAGAACTGGTGTCAGCGCATTTCGGAATAGAGTTCAGTGAGAAACAGTGCAGGGCATACAAGAAGAACCATGACATCATCAGCGGTGTTGACTGCAGGTTTGATAAAGGACACGTTCCAGCCAACAAGGGAAAGCCAATGAGCCAGGAACAATATGAGAAGTGCAGGGCAACGATGTTTAAGAAAGGTGATGTCCCGGCAAACCACATGGAAGTAGGTGAGTACACGCATACGACAGACGGCTATCTTATCCGGAAGGTTAAAGAAACCGGTCCGCAATGGGAGAGGTTTGAGTTTGTTCATAGAGCAGCATGGGAAGAACACAACGGACCAGTTCCCGAAGGTAAGATGGTATCGTTCCTAGACGGAAACAAGGACAACTGCGACATAGAAAACCTGGTACTGATCGACAATGCAGAGAACCTGGAAATGAACAGAAGCCAGTTAAGGTTCGCTGATCCGGAAAGAACAAAGACCGGCGTGCTTGTTGCAAAGGCAAGAGTAACAGTCAGACAGAAGAAAAGGAGAAAATAGATGGAGATTAAAGCGGCGAATGCAGAGGAGACGATCCGCTGCATCCTGGACGAGGAGAAAATGACCCAGCAGGATTTAGCGGACAGAATGGGGATTACGAGACAGAACATCAGCCAGTCTCTCAACCGAAACGCTAAGAGCATGAGATACGATAGCTTCTCAAAGATGGTAACAGCTCTAGGTTACGAGATTGTTGTAAAAAAACTTTAATAAAATACGCAAATTAGAAGTAAACCTATTGACAAATACGCAGTTGCGAAGTATAATATATACATAATCAAACAACAAATAAAACACACGGAGGTAGTGGTTATGTATAACAGAGAAGATTATAGAGAAGCACTGGAAGAAAGAGAGAAATGCGACCTGTATTCAGATGAATGGAGATTTTGCCAGGCAAAAGTTCAGAGCATTGCAACAGCTATGGTAGCTGCAGGAAATAACTGGATGGTGGGTGAAATCATCGACGAGCTTTACAGTCTGAGTGACTGCGGTTGCGAACTCACCGACGAGGCAGTTCGATTTGACCTTTGGATTCTTGAAAGCAACGGCCTCGAAGAGAAGGCTGAGGAAATGAAAAAAATGTTCTAGGTAAATTTTTTTACCTGCACAGCTCGCAAATGAGTGTTTCACGTGAAACATAGTTCGCAAATTTGAAAGGAGCGTATTTGTATGAAGGAAGTATTGAAGAAGTTAAGAGCTTTAGAGGCTGAAATGGAAGAAGCCGAGAACCAGTCAGAGTATTGGATGGAAGAAGAACACCTGGATATGGAAAAGTCAAACAGCTACGAGGCTGAGGCAGACAGATTGTACCAGGAAGTGTATAAGATGCACAACCAGGTGGCAGATTTCATCGTAAGCCTCACTTCCGGTCAGATTGACAAAGTGACAGCAATGTTGATGATGCGTCAGAGAAGATCAGACGTAGAGAGAATTTTAGAGATGGCGTAGGAGGACAACAGATATGATGAAATCAGAGTTTATCGAGAGAACAGGGTTTGAGCCGACTGAGGCAGAATACAGAGAAATTGAAGCAGAGTACATGGGATGCGACATCGACAAAGACGAGTTCTGCAAGACATGGAAAAAGCAAGGTGGCATTCAGAGACTGATGAGACTCCGTGCGAGAAGAATCGAGGAACTCGAGGCAGAGCTTGCAAAAGAGAAGAATGACTACGACAGAATGGATGCTCAGTATTGCACCAAGATTAATGAACTTAAAAAGCAGATTTCAGATGATGGACTGGCTCTTAATAGCATGAATGCTCAGATGGGATTGATGAGAAATAAGGCTGCGGGAGAAATTGAGGAATTACTCAAGAGAGCGACCGAGGCAGAAAGAAAACTGGCAATCCTCAAAGAGGCATTCGATATCATCACAGGAAAGGAGACGAAGTAATATGGCATTATTAGAGGTTAGGACAGAGTGGGCGGTGTATAAAGATTGCTTCCTGCAGGTGGCAAGATACCAGGCAGATAACAGCAGAGCAATCGAGATATGGAACAACGAGGACGGACCTATCGCAAGAATCACGGTATGCATTGCAGGAAGCGGACTTGCAGAGGACGAGACAGTGATCGACACGAATAATTGCCCTTGGGCGATGGAGCTTATCAAGCAACACGGTTTCGGGCAGGCTACCGGCAGAATGGTAAGAAGCGGTTACTGCACATATCCGGTAGTAAAGCTGGACATTGAGAAAATCGGTGAGTATTTGGAGGTGGCGTAATGGAAAGAGTGTATTTCAGCATCAATGAGGCCGGAGCAAAAACGGCAAACGATATGATGTCATTCAGCGAGTATAAGACCGGGAGCAAGACTGCTGGTTACAAGGCACAGGTCGATAAGGCATACGAGCTGGCAGAGAAGGTAATCGAGGCAAGACCAACCGAAGAGGAAAGAGTGTCGAAGCTCTGCGAGAGATATTCGAGACGACTGGCTCAGAACATCAACAAGGATATTCAGATCGGCATGATGTGTCCGTCGGTAATGATTTCCGGAGCAGGAAACTTCCCGGTCAAAAAGAAGGAAAAGCAGGTAGCGGCATGGGATAAGAACCATGAGGACTATAAAGAGGTTGAGGCAATCCTTGGAAAGATTGAGGCAATTTTTTATGGCAAGGACGTTATCAAGTCTGATGATGAGAACGCAATCGAGAAACTGCAGGATAAGGTTGACGGATTGAGAGAGGACCAGGAGAGAATGAAGCAGGCCAACAAAGCAATCCGTATGAAGGACAAAGAAAAAGGCGATGCAACGCTGCATGACATGGGATATACAGACGAACAGATCGCCCAGCTGAGAGAACCGGACTTCTGCGGAAGAATCGGTTTTCCGGACTATATGCTGGCGAACAACAACGCCAATATCCGAAGATTGGAAGGAAGAATCAAGAGCCTGCAGAAAACGAAGTCCCAGGGAACACAGGTGAGCGAGAATAAGTTTTTCAAGGTCAAGGAGAATGTGGAGGCTATGAGAATCCAGCTGTTCTTTGAAGGAAAGCCGGAACCGGAGGTAAGAGATATTCTGAAAAGCAATGGGTTCAGATGGGCACCGTCGGTAGGTGCATGGCAGAGACAGCTCAACAATAATGGAAAATATGCGGTAGAGAGAGTTATCAGAGAGCTGGAAGAAATGGAGGCGGCAGAGTGAACATGAAGTTAGAACCGAGAAAGGCTATAGATCGAGGTGGTTGGTTGTGCATGCCACTGGTAATAAACGGACCGGAGGGAAAACCTGGTTGGAAAAAGGTACGTTGCCCGGAATGCGGGACACTCTGCTGGCAGAGACCGGAGGACGCAGGAATTGTTAAGGCATCACACCTTGACGGTGCGGTATGTACTAAGTGCGCATTAAGAAAGGCGGGTGATGTAGTGTGACATTACGAGAGGCAAGCAAAGGAGTAGTTAAATCCGGAGGAGGAACCTATAACATTGGCTTCAACGGTGGAGACGAGACGCAGTTTGACGCTCAGAACCTCAAAGAATTGCAGGAGTGCTGGTCGGAGTTCTGTAAGGATGAAAAAATCAGTCCTGGATGCGTTGATTACGTGGAAAGGGTGAGTTAGTGGAAATTCTGACAAGAGCCATAGCAAATGAATACAGAGACAGAGCGTTGCTCCTGCCGTCTAACGGACTGCAGGACATTGGAGAAAGAAGAAAGTTGCGGGAAGAACTGCAGGCCAGGTGTAATCTGACGGAGATGCAGGCAGTGAACATCATCAATGGTTTTCACATTCCGGACTATGTGAAGATAGCGGCAATTAAAGCGGAAAAGGAGACACAGGAAAATGAGAATTGAGAAAGAAGGATTTGTGTTACACCTGGAAGGAACATGGTTCGAAATCTCAAATAAGTACGCTGTTTTGGAAAGCGGAGATGTAGCAGTAAATGAAGAGGACATTCCTGCAGGGTTTGCAGAAAAGAAACTGGATCGCTATATCGAAACGCACAAGATCAGAGGATATGGAAAGGTTGACGGATGCGTAAAGAGAGTTGCGTGCGACGAAAGAACGAAGGAGTACATTCAGTTGCAGGCAGTAAAGCTGGACGATGATACATACATGGTGCAGGAGTTTGATAATGAGCTGGTATTTATGGGCGAGTTATGGAGCGGATGCAAATATCCGGATGAAGTGCTTGACTGGATGAAGAGCAACTATGAGATTGAGAGCTGTCTGACCGCAGAGGTGTATCGTAGCAGTTTAGGAGATTGCACGAATAACGGCATATCTTCTTACGCAAGAGAATTGTATATCCTGGACGCACAGAAAGGTCCTTTTGAGCCGGACGACATCAGACAGTGCGTGTATATCGAAAAGCGCGAGATTATGGGACAGGAGTATGTTGACTGCAAGCCTGCACACTGCAGGAAGCGCTGGTATATGGCGGGCGGCAATATTCTTTACACATCGGACAGCAGATTCAAACAGATTACCGGGATCAGCTACCCGATAGCGATTCACGACAGATACGAAGGGAGGTAGGAGATATGGTAATTGTCGGGTATTATGCACATGGCAATAAGCATTATGTGGCTTTCAAGGATGAAGCAGATACGAAAGGCAGATTTATGATTACGGACGGATTCCACGACAGACCGGTTACGGAAAGAAACCAGGGAAAGTATGAAGGGTACGTGAAAATCGACAAAGCAGAGTGCAATATCAAGAAGATTATCGGCCGTATTCGTGGCGCAAGACCGTGGCATCCGCTGCTGAAATTGCTTCAAAAAGAAGCAGGGTAAATTTTTTTACCCAGGAGACTCGCAAATACGAAATTTAGGGATTGAAGAATACGCATTTAGGAGGATGAAACATGGAAGCTAAAGAAATTGTGAATATTGGATTGGAACATATACACCCGCATCCGGATAACCCGAGAAAAGACTTGGGAGATTTGACCGAGCTGGCAGAATCCATCAAGAAGAATGGAATCCTGCAGAACTTGACAGTCATTCCGAAAGAAGGAGAGCCGGGGGAGTACATTGCAATCATCGGCCACAGAAGAAGTGCGGCGGCAAAACTGGCGGGAATTACAGAAGCGCCTTGTAGAATTGTGGAGGGAATGACTCATAAAGAGCAGGTATCGACAATGCTGGAAGAAAATATGCAGCGTGGCGATTTGACAATTTGGGAGCAGGCACAGGGATTTCAGATGATGCTTGACCTGGGAGAGACAGAGGACACAATTGCAGAAAAGACCGGTTTCAGCAAGAAAACCATTAGACACCGCTTGAACATTGCGAAGCTGGACTCCAAGACATTGATGGAGAAGGAGCGACAGGATGGCTACCAGCTGACACTTACGGATATGTACGAGCTGGAAAAGATCAAAGACATCAAGGCGAGAAATAAGATTTTGAAGGAGTCCACAGACTCCCGAGACCTTGCGAGACGTGCAATCAATGCTCAGAAGGAGCAGAAACGCCAGGAGAATATGAAGCTCTATGTGGCGATGATGAAGAAGTTAGGGTTAAAGAAAGCACCGGCGGAAGCTGACAGTGAATTTTATACAGACAAGTGGGAACGCATGGAAAGTTACAGCCTAGATAAAGAGCCACCTAAGACGATGAAGTTTAAGGACAACGGCGAGCCGATGTTTTACCTGGAACGATACGGAACTTTATATGTGATTCGCAAAGCAAAGAAGGCCAAGAAAGTGCTTACTCCGGAAGAGGAAGCCAAAAAGCAGAATATGCGAAATAAGAAGCAGATCAAGGCAATTCTGAAAGAAGCGGCCAATACGAGGAAGGTGTTCATTGAAGGCATTTTATCCGGAAGAATAAAAAAAGTCACAGACGAAAAGCAGGTTGAAGCGGACCTTTTCGAGCAGATGATGGATTGGGAGACATTCACAGGTCATAACAAGCTGATAGAGTTTTTTGTTGGGTGCGAGGTTTACAATGCGCCGGAGGAAGAAAAAGAAGCGGCACATAAGAAAATGCAGGGACTCAGCGTGTTGCAGAAACTTCTCTGCCTGGTATCGGCAATGGTAGCTGATGCAGATTTGGTTGAGTGGAACTACACATACAACACAGTCAGAGGTGAGAAGGTGAAGGCGTTCTACGGAATACTGGAACAGTACGGCTTCCAGTTTCCTAACGACGAAGAGAAGGGTGTGGTCGAAGGAACCAGCGATTTATATGTAAAGAAAGAAGGTGCAAAGTAGCATGAAGAGAGGACAGATTTACTACGTCAGAAGCAATTACAGAGAAGAGGGAAGTGAGCAGCGGGGGGGGGCGCCCAGCGGTTATAGTATCAAACGATAAGAACAATGCGAACAGCAACACGGTCGAAGTGGTATATATGACGACCAAACCAAAGACTGACCTTCCGACTCATGTATATATTGAGTCAGCACTTAGACCATCAACACTCTTGTGCGATCAGATTTCCACGGTTTCGGAGGAAAGAATAGGAGAATGGATTGGAGAACTGACAGACGATGAAGTGAAGGAGTTGGATGTCGCATTGGCAATTTCACTTGGAATGAAGTGCAGGCCGGGGCAGGCGGACGCAGATACATTGGAGCGTTTGAACAATCTGCAGATGGAACTGGAAAGAACCAAGGCAGAACTGAAAGAAGCGAAGAGCGGACCGGACTATAAGATGATGTACGATCAGCTGATAGAGAAGATGTTGAGCAGGAGGTAGAGAATGCAGAACAGACCCGAAGTAACGGCAATGCTGTCGCTGTCAATCCAGCGACACATCTGCCCAAACAGTGATCCGAGAATTTACTGGGCCAGGGAAGTGACATTTGATTATGCCACCACAAATGCGGTGCGTGTGGATTTTATGAAGTTTAAGCCGGTAAACAATACGGTGTCCGGTATCGAGAAGGGAGATTTCTACTGCTACGAGGTTAAGTCCTCGGTAGAGGATTTTCACTCGAAGAACGGTCACAACTTCCTGGGAGACTACAATTACTATGTGATGCCGAAGGAAGTGTACGAGCAGATCAAGAAAGAAATTCCATACCAGGTAGGCGTGTATGTTCCGGATGGAATGAACTACCGGGGCGAGTGGTACGACCTCAAAGCAATCAAGAAGGCAAAGAGGAAGGACAGAAGTAGGCCGGTATCAGAAATGCTGCTGATGATGTTCCGGTCTGCAGCAAGAGACAGAAAGAAGGAATAAACATGGGAGACATTAGAAATAAAAACGAGCTGAGAAGAAGAATCGATTTGTTTCTGCACGACTTCACATCGGAAGAATATAAAATCAACGAGGAATTTTGCAAAGAGACAATGAGAATGATGGCAGAGTTCATCGGTCATGTAGATAATCGACTGGATTCGGCCAATGCGAAGATAGCCGCAGGCAAGAAGAGGGAAAATGAACTGGCAGAATACATTATCAAGGAAAGCCACTTTTGCCCTATTCCGGTGGAAATGCAATGCAAGTACGGGTTCAGAGAAGATGGGTGCAAAAAGTGCCTGCTGAAACATACTGACTTGCTGAGTAAACCGAGGGAGGACTAAACGATGGTGCTAAACAGCAAGTGCAACACCTGTAAAGAGCCGACGAAATTCGTTGTCGGATTCTACGATGGGCCGAGAAGCAAAGGATGCGTGTATGACTGTAAGAATAAAGAGTGCGGAGTGTATCAGATCCGGCGGTTTTCAGAATCTAAGGAAGTCCAGGACAGAATCAAGATACAGAATTTGAACAGTCGGAATGGAATGTACGCAGGATATATAGCTGCACTTAGAAGAGATGCCAAAATATCAATGATGAAGATGTCGAGGATAGCAGGGTGTAGTCCTGCAGACTACAGTTCATACGAACACGAGAGAAAAGAGTTCAATCCGGATGTTTACCGGAGGTGCATGGACTATCTAAAGAGGAAGGAGAGCAAATGAGATACAACCCAGTATATAAGTGCAGAATGTGCGGAGAAAAGTACACTGATAAGAGTACAAGCGGCGATGGAAAATGTATCATACCGGTTCTCGCAGGAATTGAGATAACAGGAAGCAGCGATGTAAAGTACGGACATATAGTTTCAATATACTCGCATCACAAGCACAAAGACGGTTCGTATGGGATCGCGGATCTGCAGGGGTTTAAGGAGGAAGATAAATGCTGATATTGCCGATCAAGAAGAAGTGGTTTGATATGATCGTTTCCGGAGAAAAGAAAGAGGAGTACAGAGAAATCAAACCGTACTATGACAGCAGATTTATGAACGCTTTCGGTTTTATCCTGGTTGGAGGTCAGATGGTATATGGAGATGCAGCACCGGGAGAAATCCGGAAGCCATGGCCGGTACCGATAGTATTTAGAAATGGTTATTCCAAAGAATCTCCGGAAATCATCTGCAAATGCACATTACATTTTGGAAAAGGTAAGCCGGAATGGGGAGCTGAACCAGGAAAGTTATACTACGTGTTAAAAATACAGGAAGTAGAGAGGAGGTGCGCAGTGTGAGTTCATTAAACACAGGGAAGAGGACGTGCAGACAATACGGCTGTATATGTGCAACGTGTCTGATGAGGAATACCGGAAGATATTATTGCACGACAAACTGTAATGATTGCAATCCGGATTTGCCTGCTAACAGGAGAGAGGATAAATGCGAGGAATACACAAGGAAACCCGATAATTACCCATGCCGGTGTTTACACAAAGATCACTATTGCATAGAGTGCATATTTTCTAAAATAAAAGGTAGATATGACATAACGAAAGCACAGGGCATGTGCAAACTGGGTGACTGGTTTCACAAAAATTGGATAACAACAGACGAAGCAAACGAGATGATAATGAGTTTACCCAAAGAAGAAAGAGAAAAATACATATTTGCAGAATGATATAGGAGGTAGCTATGAATAAAGTAATTTTGATGGGTCGCCTCACACGTGATCCGGAAGTTAGATACACTCAGGGAGAGCAGGCTATGGCAGTAGCGAGATACACCCTGGCAGTTGACAGAAGAGGAAAAAACCAGGAAAACTCAGCAGACTTCATCCAGTGCGTTGCATTCGGCAAGGCGGGAGAGTTCGCTGAGAGATACCTGCATAAAGGGACAAAGATTGTGCTGACCGGCAGAATACAGACTGGAAGCTACACGAATAAAGAAGGCCAGCGTGTATATACGACAGACGTTGTAGCAGAGGACCAGGAATTTGCCGAGAGCAAAAACACCGAGGGCGGTGGTACATATAGCAATCAGCCAGCACCGGCACCACAGCAGAATGACGGTGGATTTATGAGCGTGGACGAGGACAGCGAATTGCCGTTCACATAATAGGAGGTATAGATGCAATGCAGGACAATATGAGCCAGGAAGATGTTGAGAAGGTAGAGGCATTCATACAAAACGAAGAACTATGTGATTTTTGCACGCTTAGCGAAGAATGTCCGAAAGGAATGAGGTGCTATGGCGAAGAACCGATAGAACCAGCCTGCACGGATTTAAGCGATCATTTTGTAGAGATGTGCATAGATAAAGAAGCAATATTAGAGTACCTGGAAGGATTGGAGGAATGATTGTGAAACAGTACACATTGAATCGTAAGACGTACAAGGACGTAAAGAAAATGGATCATCAGCAGATGGACCAGTTCTGTCAGAATTTATACAAGGCAGGCCATGCAGACGGAATGAAGGATGCGGAAGGATTGGCAGAGAGTGAGGTTCGAGATGTGATCTTGGGCGTAAAAGGAATTGGGCCAAAGAAAGCAGAGGACATCGTGAAAGCTCTGACGGAAGCGCAGAAAGAAAGGAGTTAATTGACAAATGGATAAGAGTAAGGTATATTTGGAAGTACCGGAGTTCACTGGCGAAAATGTTCCAGTAGCGGTTGCAGCAAGAGTGATGAAGAAAGACCAGCAGTTTATACGCCAGGGTATTATCCTTGGATTTTTGAAATTCGGAGTTGCATTCAAGAAAGAAGGAAGCAGCCAGTACGACTACTACATTTCCCCGATGAAATTTTGGGAAGAGACAGGGTTTGTATACTGTCTCTTATACACATCTGACGCTGCCGACGAATAGAGAGG